GGTCGCGGTAGGTCTTTGCGGCATGGGTCAGCTGGGCGCGGCGCAGCAGTTCACGCGCCACGACCGGGTCGCGGGGTATCTCGAATATCGTGATGTCGGCGTAGTCGCTGGCGTCCACGTAGATCAGCAACGCCCGTTGCGGCTTGCTGTGGTCGAGCCTATGGCACAGCTCCATACCGAATTGGCACTGCGCGACGTGGGCGGGTTTCGGGTCGTTCAACACCACGCGGGGGTCGATGGACTTAATTTCGAGGTACACGACTTCGCCGGTGTCGCCGAGGCGCATGAACCCGTCCGGGGTGGCGCTAATCCGCAGCGCTTCATCGCGCAGCGTTTCTTGGCGGTCGCCTATCGCGGTGAACCAAATGTCCTGCTGCTGGATCACGCGGAACTCGCGTTCGATACGCGCGAACACCTTGCAGAGCCATTCTTCCATCGTGTCGCCGCGTACCGTGAAACCGTTGCCGGTCCATTCCGCCGCGTCGCGGGTCTGGCTGAATTTCAGCGCGCGCTGGCACCGGTAAACCGTAGACGCGCTGACGTAAGCGCTGCGGTCGTGTTCCCAGGTCTTCGGTGTCGTTAGGTGCGCGAGGATTTGTTCCCTAAGCCAAGTTCCTGCCATGTAAGGCGCGGCCAGTTTCGACCCCAGTTCCTTAGACATTCCTGCGTCTCCTCTAGCGACCGCGCCATGGCCCAATAGCCACCGGCGGCTTGAATGATTTCGCCAACCACGCGCTGTTCGGGAGACAACCGACCCTTCGCGGCTTTCAACTCAATGCAGAGCAAATCGCCGCCGTGCAGGATCGTAATATCGGGCCAGCCCTTGCGTAGCCCGTGCCGCTTAATCGTCTGTTGCGCCTTCCAGCCGCGACGGCCTTCGTTCACGACAGACGTCCAGATGAGCGGCTCTCCCAGTTCGCGTTCAACAAAGCGCAGCCAGTCGGCGACTTCGGTGTGAATATGGCTTTCCGACTGCGTCATGGGGGCGGTTCATAGCGCAGCTAAACTACAAATGCAATATGAGTATGCGGGTAACATTGACTTTCTGCATTTCGCACCGTACTGTACCCGCACAACAACGGGGAGCGGCCAATGAGACGCCACCTATTGCCAGCCGCCATCGCCATTGCAGGCGCTACGGCGATCAGCCAAGCCTACGACGCGCTGGCACAGCAACTCGCCACGCCGCCGGAGCACTGGCTTCCGGAACTGCTGAGCGCGGGACCAGAATCAGCGTTTTGGCTTTACGTCGGTGGGTTGGCAGCGGGCGGCAACGCCACGTATTTCGCCGCGACCGGCGAACCGCTGTATTGCGGCGCGCACCATATGGACGAGGTCGAACGCACGCGAAACGTGATCCTCGACTTCATCGTGCACATCGAGCTGAACGAGTACGCCATCCTCGAAGCGGTCGTCCCGGCGGCCTTCGCGGTGGCGTATCCGTGCGCAGGAGCGGCCGGGGGTGCGCTGTGACCCCACGCATCGCCAACAGCACCGACCCGCTCGTCACCCGCCTGCGAAAGTACATTGACGCCAGCGACGCCGCACAGCAGCCCGTCGAATACGTCTGCCCTGCTATCGAAGCGGAAATCGCAGGAGTTCTTGATTATGCGCGAGGCACTGATATACCCGCCCGCGAACTGCTGGTGCTCGAACTGCACGCCCGGTCGCGCAGACCTTTGGTAGCTGCGGCGATTAACGGTTTTCGCGACTTACCGGCTGGTAACTAGTAATTTGTTGACGCGTCACGCTGGCGCGACTAAATGTTGTTTTGTTTAACCAAGAGAGCGGCAAAACGCTCCGTGAACACGGCAACATATTGGGAGTCACTTCTATGGCATACGATCAGCAACGTGCGGCTGCTTTTGCGGCTCGCCTCAAGCGCATCATGCGCGACCGTGATCTAACGCAACTACAAATCCAACGCAGCACCGGACTGTCGCAGCAGGCCATATCTGGCTGGGCGCGCGGCCTGCACCTGCCACGCGGCCGTAGGCTGCAAACGCTCGCGGACTTCCTGCAGATGGACCCGCGCGAACTCTGCCCCGAATCCTTCGATGATACGGTGGTTTCTGTCGCGACCAGCAGCATCAATTTCCAGCCCGTAGACGGACAGCCAGGGTGGTTCATCTTGCGCATCGGCGGCATGCCGGTGGACGACCAAATGCTGCATGAGGTTCTCGAAGCAAACAACCGCTTCAGCGAGCGAAAGAAGCGAGAGGACTTTGTCGATGTCAAACTATAAGACAGCCGACCGGCCCAGCGCTACGGCCGAGGCGTTCGACGTCAAACATTTGCCCGGCACAACCGACGACCTGCGGGTGGTCTGGTACGACCGCGACACCAACGGCGCGCTGGTGCTCTACTACGACAGCGTCGGCAAGCACGCGACACGGCGGGCCGCCGAGGAACGCAAGCGCAAACTCGTCGCCATACGGGACCAGCAGCGGCCTCATGTTAAGCTGTGCCCCAACCGCGACCTCTATATGCTCCACGTCTATGTCGGCGACCCGCCAAAGCTGCTGCGGCGGTCCCTTGGCACCCGCGACCCGGACGAAGTACCGCGCCGAATGGAGCAGCGCCTTGCAGAACTTGGCCTTGGCACGGCCGTTGCGCAGTTCACTGTGCAGCAGCTGCTGTCGGACTATTTCGACCAGAAGCTCGCAACCGCGTCCTACGCCACCCGTGCCAGCTACCGCAGCATCATTGGCAAACTCAGGGACGCGCTTACCGACGACAAGCCGGTGCGCCACGTAACAGACGCAGACTTGGCGGCGTATCGGGAGCAGCGCTTGCGGTCGATCAGCCACAACAGTTTCCGACTCGACGCCGTTGTCTGGAACGCCGCTGTCCGCCACGCGGTCAAAACCAAGCGCATCAAGCAAACCGACGCGCCGCCTCTGATCGACGTCGCCAAGCCGGTAGTTCACGACAAGCTGGTCCTGACCAAAGACGACTGGGCGACGGTGCTGGACTACGCCGAAGCATGGCGCACCAGTGGCGGCTACTACGGCGACCGCAATCGCCTGTCGTCGTTAGAGCTGTACCTTTGGCTGGTCCGCTACACCGGCGCGCGCGTCGGCGCTCTCATGGACCTAACGTGGGACCGTGTGGACATGTCTCATGACGTGATACATCTGCAGCCCAGCGGCATACGCGAGACGTCAAAACGCCGCCCCAGCGTCCCTATCGCGCCGGATTTGCGGCCGATACTCGAACGCGCTGCAGCAGAACGCGAACCAACCGACGCTAACGTGCTGTGGCAGCGGGAGCATATCGGCAGCAAGCTGCGTCGGCTGCGGGCCAAGATGCAGGACGACCCAGACCCACGGGTGCAGGACATGGCAGAGCGACTACACAGCCACGCGTTCCGCCGGTCCTACATCACTTGGGCCGTTGCAGCGGGGCTGTCGCCATATCTGATTGGGCAGGTCACGGGTCAGTCCACGCAAATCATCGAAACGGTGTATGCCGCCTACCGGCCCGACATGGGGCGCAGCGTGGTAGACGCGGTTTAGTGGTGTTCCGCTAATGTTCTCGTGTAACGCTGTGTTTCTGCTTGTAACGTGCAAATTTTACCGAAAAAACCTTGCTGTGCGGTGCGGCATGTGGGACACAACAACGGCCGTTAATTAGGGCGGCACAAATTGGGAGTTAATAATAATGGAATCACGTATCGACCGTTTTGACTTGACCCTAGAAACCGCAGCGAGCCAAGCAGGCTTTCACGTCCTAGACGAGGAATCCGGTTACTTTGAGGTCGAGTTTAGAGGAACGGTTGATCGGCCGACGCTGTTGGCCTTCGTTACTGCAATGCGCACCTACGGCGAGCGCGAGTTACAGTTTGCCGTGTCCGACTCAGGACTTGTCGTCGCGCATAGTTAATTGGTCTGGTAGTTTGTAACGTCGTAATCACAGACACTTAACTATATCTCACGGCTTTTCCGCGTGCTGTCCATAGCAATCCGCTGGTGAAGCCAAAGAAAAGGGCCGGGACGCTGCAACGCTCCGGCCCTTGTCGTTTCTAGTGCATCACTGTCGCATCTTGGTCGGTTTGAT